ATGCGTAGTATTTTGCTACACCATATGGTGAGCGAGGGTACATAGGAGTTGTTTCATTTTGAATTGGTTCCTGTATCTTGCCAAACAACTCACTAGAAGATGCTTGATAAAACTTCGGCACTGAACTGTCTTTAATGTTACGACACGCCTCAAGCAATCGCATTGAACCAAGACCATTTATATCTCCTGTGCATACAGGTGTATCAAAAGATACCTTAACATGACTTTGTGCAGCTAGATTATAAACCTCATCAGGTTTAATATCATTAATTAATTTACTTAAATTAGCACTATCCGTCATATCCCCTAAGTGTAAAAAAACTTTAGGGTTATTAATTATATGATCTATATTTTTTGTATTGGGTGTAGAACTACGCCTGAGTAAACCATGTATATAATAGTCTTTAGACAAAAGTAATTCAGCTAGGTATGAACCATCCTGGCCGGTTATGCCTGTAATGAAAGCATGTTTCAGCATTTATATTTTCCTTAAAGATGTTAGTCTCCCTCCCGCACTACTAACTCAGTTGTCTCAGTCCACCCAGAGCGACAACCCCTATTTGTGGTCTACTTAGAAAGAAGCACTATCAGTAGACTCACTACCACCAACTACGAAGCCACCTTTAACAGGTTCAAACTCTGAACCACTTCCACCATAAGGAACCAAATCAACTACTTGAACAGCAATAAGATCAGTGGCTGTACCTTTCTTCTTATTGTATTCCCAATCATACGTAGAGAATTTAACATTAACCTGACTACCGTTTCCGATTAGCCTATCGTCCCAATTATTATTTTCTGCATCCTTAACAACAGGAGCAGTGCGCTGCGAACCGTCACGCTTATTTACCTTACGTTTAATCTTTATAAAGTCACCTTTCTCATCACCGTTGTTTTTAACAGCAAGACCTAGACTTTCTACAAGACTTTTGTTGTCTTCATCAAGGCAAACATCTACGCACCACACAGGTTCGTAAGTTGTATTAGGTTGAGTAACACTTGCCCAGTATGCTTTACCAGAAATAATATGAGTATCCATAATGTATTCTCCTTTATAATTTACTAAGTCTTATCACTTAGATTGATAGTTGAATGTGTAATTTAATCGAACATTTATTTAGTGTCAAGATGTTTTTTTAATTTACTAACAGCTTTTTTATAATCGTACAACTCATCTTGGGTAGCTGTATAAGCTGGTCTTCTAAGTTTTCCATTTACTCTGCCAAACCTATCTTTAACTATAAGTTCAGCAGACAACATAAAACCTTTTAATTGAAACGTATCTTCTCCTTTCTTTACCATTAAACAAAATAAATCTATGCCAGAAGTATGTTTTGAATTAGATAGTAACATACCGCTGTCATGCTTAGTTGTTTTAACGTCAATGCAAACACCATCTACAGTTAAATCACCGACATCTGTCCCTTTAGCTTTTGACTTTGGATTTAAAATTAAAAAGTCTTCAGGATATAAATTACATAATTTTGCAAAAGCTAATTCAGCTTCAGCACCTAGTATGTCTATTTCATTTGTGTCTGCTATGGCAGCATCGAATACACCAGCACTTCTGTTCTGCTTTCCTCTTGACTTTCCAATAAATGTACTGACTTTCAATTCAGTGTCATTTAAAACTACTAGTGCGTCTCTGACCAGTTGCGGCCTATTTTGTATTCGCTGTCGAGTGGACACTTTACGCCTAACCTTTCCTGAGTTTTCCTCATTGCCAATTTGGTTAGCTCTCCAAATTCTTCAGCTTGTTCTTTATTAATTTCATGCTGGTATTCATCATGTATTGACGCTACCAACTTTGCTTTTATTTTAGTGTACGCAAGTAAATCATGTATGTCAACTAGCCACTGCTTACATATAACTGCACCCGCTCCTTGAATTAAAAGATTTACTGCTGAGTGTTTATTTCTTACTATAAGTTTTCTCCCGTCCAAACCAATAAGAAATCCTCTGTTAGAGGCAGCATCAACTCTTTGCCTGAGAGTTGCCAAGGCTGGTACGTTAGACAAAAACGTGTCTATTAATCTTTGACCATCCTGTGCAGTGCCGCCTACCACAGTGCCAATTTTAGCTGCCCCAGCACCATATATAAAAGCATAAATAAATGTCTTTGCCTGATCGCGTGTCTCTAATCCCGCCGCATGTTGATTAGCTGTGTGTATATCACCATCAACAACATCGCTGGTAAATTTACTATCTTCCAAGTAGTGTGCTAATGCACGTAACTCCAAAGAAGAAGCATCGCAACCGACAAGAAGATTAGATTTATCTCCAGTAGTCCAGCATTCTCTGCACTCCTTGCCATACGGCGAATAAATGGCTGGCACCTGTGCCATATTCGGAGAATGATGCGCCATTCTTCCAGAGATTGCACGTAACGTAAGAACTTGTCCATGTACTTTTCCATCATCTTTAACTGCATCTATCCATGATTGTATCTGTGCTATCCTTTTACGTAGCATTAAAAACTCTGCTATTTTTTTTGCTTCAGGTAAATCTACATCTCTTAACACACCCTCATCAACAATAGGATGCCCCTTGTCTGTAAACTTTTTAGGCTTCCATCCTCTAGATAAAAGTCTTTTAACTATCTGTTGCCTGGAAGACAAATTAAATTTTTGATAATCAATCAGAGAATGAACACCTCCCACGATAGATAAATCTTCTATATGTTTTAGTCCAACTGAAGATAAAGAACCATCCTTTTTAATTTTAGGTGTAACCTCCCTGATAAAAACAGGTATCGGTGGGAACATATCTGTTACTTCTTTTTCAATCTTATCAGACTGATCTTTTAATCTTGCAATTAGACATGTTGCTTTCTCCATATCCAAAGCAAAACCGTTTCGTTCTTGTTGAGATACTAACCTTCTTACTTCATACTCCAAGTCTATGCATTGCCTACGAATAGTATGTACATGTGGCTGAAGTGCAATGTAAAGTCTCTCGGTAAGTTCTACATCACGAATGCAGTAGTCTATCATCTCCTGTGTAAGGCAAGAGAAATCATGGAAGTCTATCTTATCGAAGCCTAACCTCTGCCCCCAGGATTCTAATGAGTGACCGCCATCTCTGACAGGATCAGTTAGTTGAGAAAGTATTAGCGTATCTTCAATACGATCTATGTCAATGTAAGCTGATGTAAGTTTATTAATAACATTGGCATCAAAAGATATACCGTTGTGCATAATAAATTTAGACACACGCTTTGCAAACAAAGGAAATGTTTCATAACACTGCTTCTCTTTCCAGACATGTACCTTACCTGACTCGCGTTCTTTAGCTACAATACAAAATATTTCTGTTGCATCTAAATCGTCAGTCTCAATATCTAGAACAACTTCCATATTCTACAGTTCCTGATTGGAATTATTTCCTTCTGCATCATCGCCTAGATTATGTACCTCTGTCAACCTTCCTGTATCCTTATTAAAAAATAGGTGAGAAGCTATACCAGTATCTCCAGCATACCTGTTCTTCAATACTCTGATAGTTGTTGTGTTGGCTATATTAGGATCATCAGATTGTTGGTCACGTTCCATAGCTACCACTGCATCACTAAGCTGCGCTATGCTCTGACTACCTCTAAGATGGGACAGGTTAACCTCTCTGCCATTCTCATGTCCGTTATCACCTTGTGCGCGGCGTAGGTGAGAGACAAGAAGCATGGCTACGTTTGTCTCCTCTACTATTGATCTTAATTTAGTCATAAGGTTATCAATGTTTCTACGCTCGTCGTCTCCCTCCAAACCAGAAACTAATATCGATAAGTGATCTAAGAATATCCATTTACAATCCAAAGCTTTAATCATGTACCTTACTCTTGAAAGTATCTCGTCAGTTTTCATACTTCCAAAATGATCAAAGGCATAAAATCTCCTGGTTCCTACTGTTGCTTCCTGCCATGCACGTAAGTCATTCATACTGAACTGGTCACGCACCTCACGAATGTACAGCCTAGCGTTAGCTTCGACTGACATAAGGTGAAAGATAGTTGATCTTACATTCTCCTCTAAGGATATCACACCTATGTTTTCTTCTGTGTTATTAAGCACATGGTGCATAAGTTCACGCATGACACTTGACTTACCAGTTCCTGTACCTGCCGTGAATGTTACAAGTTCTCCTGTGCGTATACCATACAGCTTCTCATTCAAACCCTCGAATGGATACAGACAAGTCTTGTACTCACCCTCGTCGTACAAGCCATCACCCATGTCAGCAAGATTAAGAATACCAGCGGGGGTATACACCTTGGCATCCCACCATGCGCGAGAGAATTGCTCACGCTTACCACCCTGTAAATATTCAGACGCATCCTTGCCATCTGTCATGCAGACAATGCGACAAGTGTTAGGTTCAAACAATGAAGCTACTTGTTGCGCTGCCTTCTTTCCTTTGTCATCCGCATCAAAACATAGGACAACATTATCAAACTTTGAAAGGTATTCTAGGTTAGCTTTACAATCTTTGAGTGCAGACTGAACACCATTTTTGATAGACAAAACAGGCCATTTACTTCCAAGCATTTCAAATGCTGATAGTGCATCTAACTCACCTTCACAGATTGTTACGTACTTACCACCAGCATTGAAAAGGTTTTGACCAAACAAAACACCTCGTCCCAATGCACCCACTGGTTCAGCAGGGAAGTCTTTAGTTTCTACTACACGAATCTTATCAGCTATATGATTACCGTTAACATCATGGTAAGGATAACGATGTTTTATTATATTACCTTTGCCGTCTTTAACTGTTCTAACATTATATTTTTTACACGTATTTAGAGATATTTTTCTATCAGGTATATCAGTTATAAATCCTTGGGTGGTAGTTATTGGACTTACATTAGTAGTTACTTGTTTAGACATGATAGGATAGTCTCCTCTTCCTTCAAATCTTGTTTGACAACTAAAACAATATTCATGGCCGTCTGAATACAATGCTCTCGCATCAGACGAACCACAGTCCTCACATGGCCTGTGCGCCTCTATTAACACATTGTCATTGTCATTCATACCAACCTCTGGGTTATTGATAAATAACTAAATAGCATATTTTTAAAACTTAGTCAACAGCTTAATTTGTATATTAAAATCAATCACTTAAAAAATTATTCACGTATGAGGAAGATTTATGTAAACATTAACAATCTTGCTCATCCATAATGTTGGAGACAAAAGAAAAATCACCAGCTTTTATTTCATTTGTTTCTTCTGTCGCTAATTTTTTAGCCTCTTTTTTAGAGTAACCTTCATCAAGATATAGATCTAATAATTCTTTATAAATTGTTTTCCTGTCTTTTTCCCATAGATGCTTCATTTCCCCTGTCCACGATACGGTTTCCAATTTCTTTTTTTATGTTTATTTTTTGGCTTAGTATTAATTGAATGGCCTATACTTGTTTGCATGTGTCTAGTCATTTCAATTTTATCTTTTAACCCTATCCCTTTTTTCATTGCCATTAGTGTAGTACCTTTTCATTATTATTATTATTATTTGTTAGTGCTTTCCAACTTACAGGAAATAGTGTACAAATTATTTTATTCCATTCTCTAGCCAGTTCTTTAATCTCCTCCTGTGCGGTGTCTTCACTGCGTAAATTATACGCTCTAGAAAATGCAGCCAGTGAACCTGTCACGTAATAACTTGTGAACATTGATTGAGGCAAAACCATCCTGGCTTGTTCAGGACAAATATTTAATTCTAATAATGACTTATAAGTTCTCATGCACATAGAATATAATTCTCTTGGACTATTAGTTGACTGATCTAAAGCACGGTATACTCCATCAATAAACCAAATTTTCTGCTCCATTTCTTTCTCTGTCAAACCATCTTTGTCAGAACCTTGTTTAATATTATCTGCTTTAAACCTCCATGTCTCAGGCGAATAAAATTCAGGATCATTATCCACGTATCTTCTACTTACTTCATTGTAAGTAAAACCAATAGTGTGTTTAAATCTTTGTCGCGCAACAAAAATAGGCACAGTCTCTCTTAAAGTAATCGAGCAGTGAGTGAAGGGTGTGAAGTGATTGTGCTTTGCCAGGTATTTAATTAGTTTAATGTCTTTTTCATGTAGTTCTTTTTCAGTTGGTGGTGACTTAACATTCTTCTTCCATGAAGATTGCTTGTCAAAAGAAACTCTAGCGGCATTGACAACAGTAAGATCATCCCCTAAATTAGCTATAAGTTCAGCCTTCATTTAATCTCCTATCTGATATCTGTTCTAGTTTACTTTCTAAGTAAGTAACTTTTTTTCTCAAATAAATATTCTGCTCATTTAGTTCTGCTATTCTTTTATAATTATTATAAGTTGAGTTAGTCATTTGAGCTATTTGATCTTTTAATATTTTAACAATTGAACTTTCAGACTGGTCATACATTTGTTTTACTTTCTAATTATTTTTAAAACTTCATCACGCAAGACTTGCACTCTGGTAGCCAGGTCATGTAGCTGATGTTCTTGTTTTAAATTTAAGTAAGACATTTCATTTATCTTATCTAATACTTCATTAATAGTTGCAATTAAATAACAGTTATCTTTTTTTACTTCATCTAACAATCCCGATAAACTTGTCTGTAACATTCGCGGGTCTACTAATCTTCCTTCATTTTTACAAGCACGTAATTCATCTATCGTATTTTGTAGTGTCTTTTCCATTATGCGTTATCTCCAAAACCAAACTCAGGATAGTCCTCAGAGTATTGACTTAATCCCTCTTGTATATCTTGTAAATCTTTAAGTATATTTTCTATGTATTCTTGATTTATACTTCTAAATGAGTTTGAATTTAACGAATTAAAAATTAATTCTTTTAAGGATATGCTACTCATCATAGAAGGCGGGTGATCTAAGTTATCTCTGTACAAACATATGCTAGAAATTTTTTCTCTTCTTTCATACTTTAAGAAAACTTCCTCTACAATTTTAATCCTCTTCACAATTTTACTCCCCTGTAATAGAACTAACAAATAAAAGGGACAGGTCTATTAAATTAAATAAACCTGCCCCTGTAACATAACTAGTGAACACTTCTCAAAGATTCGGGTATAGAATTTTGTTCTACATGCCACTCTTCAAGGCCGTTCAGAAAGTCGTTAATGTCGTCCAGGTCTAACTCTTCTACATGGTTAGCATCTGCGACACCTACAAGATAATCTCTCATATATGAAGGGATTTCCTCATGTGATTTATACTTGTAAACCATCTCAACTTCCTTTCTCGTTATTGTTAAGCTGCTTCAAGAAACTCTTCAAACACTTTAGACTTAAACCATTTGCGTACAGTCTCTTGTCGCTTGAATAAACTATCATTGTCGGCGTTGCTACGCAATGGGAACCGTTCATCATTGTGACTAGCGTAATGCGTCATAGCTGAAGTAACAGCAAACACATTGTTACCTCTGTTATAAACCTCATCCGCATACTGAGCATACAGTCTATCTGCTAAAGTATTTTTTCTCTGTAGGTTTTGATTCTTAGTTAACTCAGAAAACAAAAGCCTGACATTGTGTAGAGAATTAAGTCTAGTATCTGCCCACTGTTGATGCATGGCTACTACACTCCTATAGTTTACTATGCAGTCTTGGAAGGCAGATATAAAGCCATCCACAACAAAATTCTTGGTGTGCTTGCGCCTGGTTACATCATAGTTACCCACAATCATACCATTAGTGCAGAAGGTATCTATCAAGCCACCATAGAAAACTACGGATGATGATCCATTAAAAGTATTTTTGAGAATAAATCTAAGGATCATATCTGTCTTATGTCCTACGTCTGTCTCAACAGATTTCTTAATAGTGGGAAAGATATACTCTGCATGACATACCGCGCCATTTTTAGAGATATGATCTTTTATCTGCACGTTTTCTAATACAGATGGGTCAAAGTAATTAATCATCTGTTCTTGTAGAGGCATAAGTATTTCCTCATTCTCTACTATTCTATAGTTAGATTTTACTACAGATAGGAAAGCATCCTGGTCCACAATGCCATCTCCGCGAGTTAACATTTTATGATTGTTAGCTTCGCAACCTGTAGTTTTTCCAATTACATTCTGCTCAAACACTTTAAAAAATATTTCTCTGTCGTTCGTGGTAGTAAGATTGTCTAACATTTTTTATCTCCTATTTGTTAGGTTACAGTTTAAGATGGAATAACTTTTCTAAATTATTTATTTTACTTTCTAACATCTCCACTTTCTTATGTAAAGCCTCTATATCAACTTTATTTACCTGCACCTCTAAAAGATTGCTATCAATTATGAGTGAGTGTTCCGCTATCTTATCGGTATGTTCCGCGTCAGTGATAGCTCCTTTAACACCTACCGCTGCACCACCAGCTAAAAGCATTGGCGCACAACCTCCCACAGTTACGACTAATAAAGTTAATAATAACATGTGTATAGCTACAAACTTCTTCATTTTTTTACTCCTTCGCCTATCCATGAATAAATAGTTATTTCTCTGTCCCTGTTAGCAGTCTCGCCATTAACAGGGCATCGTGTAATAATGATATTATCTTTCGTATCTATTACTAGATTAATCATCCTAGCTATAAATTCTTTTTTAGGTTGTTCTCCGTCCTCTCTCCAAAATATTTGAGAACATATCTCTTTTCTTTTATAATCAGGCGCATACTCTATGTATGCTGTCACCTGTTCTTTTTTTCCCATGTCAGCCTCTACGTTACTTTTAACTACATCTATCATGCTATTCACTACAGTCATAAATTTTCTCCTGGGTCTTCGCTTTCCCAATCTAATTGCCCTATTCTCATGGCAAAATTACGCGCATTTTTAGTATTAACTAATTCATATATTTCAGTAGATACATCCATGCCATCCTGATTACATACCTCTATATCTACGCCACAGATATCATTACCGTATACCTTTAATAACTTGTAAGCTATTTGATTTAAATTAGGGCCAGACATATCTATATTTATTGTCTCGCGCCTATGTCCTTCATAGCAGCCTGATATTCGCATTTTATTTCTCCTTAATACATCATACGTTTTTTTTCAGTGTACTTACCGTTATTAATAACAGTCTCATAGATTGCGTCAGCGTACCTATCCGAAAGAGACATAAGAATATTATGCTCTCTGCCGGTTAACTCATGGAATAAGATGCCATAGGTTAACAGGTTACTGTACATAGCCTCAAACACATCGTACTTTATATCTTTTTTTATTATATTTTTTTGTCTATCGTCCATTATTTCATACCGTACTTGTTGGCACTGGTTCTTTTTTTAGCATCATTTTTAACTTTACTTATCTTTTTTTTAGGTATGGTAGATTTTTTTATGTACCACCCTACTGTAGCACCTATGCCATAACATATTGCCGCAGAAGCAATAAGCATAAAGAAACACGAATCAGTCATATCAATTACCTTTTTTTCTATTCGCTTGTAAAAAGATGTCTTCTCGTTTTGTTGTATAGTTACTTGCAGAGTAGGACTTACCTTGAATTTCCCTAAGTTCTTTCTCGCCATATCCTAAACGCTCCCAAATAATCCTTCTGTTAACCAAGTGACTTTGTTCTATTTCAGCCTTAGACTGGCCGTTATATTCTACTGCATAATTCCTAACTAACAGCGCATTGTTTAAAGTTGTTTGTCTATCCACCCATGAGTCGTATATCCAAAACTCACCTAGTATCCTACCAAACTTACCTCTCTGTTTTTTATCTAAACGTGTGGATAGGTGTTGTATAGATCCTTCCTTTAGGAAATCTTTAACCAATGCTTTAGCCATCAAGCCAAAGTATTTTTCTTCTTTGTTTCTTGTCCTGCATTCTGGCGTATCAATGCCATACAGTCTTATGCGTTGATTGTTTAGCCATACTCCGAAACCTAGATCAATATCTACATCTACCGTATCGCCGTCTACTACTCTGATTATTTTACATTTATATTTATACATTTGTTTTTCTTTCTATCTCTGTTGCTAAATATTTAAATTGCTCCGGTGTTAATACGTCACTCATTATTTGTGTGAATGTTCTAGCCTCTACTTTATTGCCTAGCATCCTATCCTTGACATTACACAACACTGTCATAGTTTTAAATATTAGGCTAGTCATACCAATTTGCTCCAAGTAATATAATTTTTGCCTCGTTCTCATCACCTACAATTTCTACTAGCTGTTCCTTACTTTCAGCATAGGATAGAACGCCGTCGAAGTATTGATAACAAACTTGTTCTACCAGTTCCTGGCTATCAATTCTCTGCATACTCATCTCGTACCTCACCTCGTATAATTACTCTGTAGCTATCCCTATTCATACACATTGTTCTAACTTTAGCTGGCTTGACTATCTCGCCTATATGAAACTCGCACGTATTCCTTAGCGTCGATACTTCGTAATAGTAATCATACTCTGGGTAAAAAGATACTACGTTTTTGTTATCACCACTAAAGTTATAACCTTGTTTTTTTGTGCGTTTCTCAATTAATGTAACGATTTTCTTTTCCATAGTATTGCTTCCTTATTTTACTAGGTGTTTTCCATGACAGTACAGGCACTGAAATAACTGGTATGTTACTAGGTTTTAATGTTTCAAAATCACAAGCGATATAATCACTATCGCGGAGATGTTTTCGTATGCCTACACTTTCCAGATATTGTACTGCCAAGTGCGCTGTCTCATAGTCTTGGTATGAATTGCCTATCTGAACAAGCATATGCGTGTCTCGAAATATGCCTATTACAAATCTTTTCTTTCGCCATATTTCCTGCTCTTCCTGATATGTGGGTTTAACATAGCCGCGCTTTTTAATTGTCCTGGTCATAGTTAATAATACCTCTCTATATCGTCGCGTTCTAAAACTTCTGGGTTATGTTTTAGCCAGTACTTTTCATACTCTGTTAGCGTGTGCTTCTGTATGTTCTTAGCATCGGGAAATTCCTCTTTCAAATCTTCTATTGTTTCATAGTCTACTCTGTAGTATGTCACACCCTCACAATTGCAATCTTCGCACTCATATTCTCTTTCCCAGTCACCATTTTCAACGCCATATATTTTGCCTGTGCCTTCGCATTCCTCACAGTCAATGGTAAACTTATAGAACATTGTTCTGCATCCTGTTTTGTTTGTAACTGTAGTATATTTATGAATGTGTCATAACTAAGGCAGTGTTTCATGTTCTTTTTCCATTATGTATTTGATCCATTGTTTAACGTCTTTTTTAGTTATGCCTAGATGTTTCAAACTACGTAGCTTTATATTATCTTCAATAGCAATATCTGCCATTAATTTTTGTGCAGCGCTATAATATTTTAATGCCATTGTCTTAACTCCTCATTTAAAATTATACGTCTATTACAAATCCGCTTGTGTCTTTCTTAGCTTTACCCTTTGCATACAGCGCTACCACCACGTTGTCAGGATCTAGGAAGCGTAGATCATCCTTATCCCCATCTATAACCGTGCGGCCTAGAAACTTCTTAGGGATACTATTCTTATCTCTAAACACTACTGCCATGTTAGCGCCATAACCGTTAGCGTATTCTAGAACCTTGTTACGGTATGTTTCATTTGCTTCCGAGTAGGACAAGGTTAGATGATAGTTACTCGGCCAGTTTTTGGCTACTCTGTTGTATACTTTGGTGTAATCGTAAAACTGAATAGATGGGTAGTCTATTACTATTTTCTTCCAGTTATAGTCACTTGTCCCATTCAATCGAACTACTGGTTGTATTCCCTTACGTTCACAATACTTTTGGAACTTGTCTAAGTCTTTACGTAATAGCGTATCAAATTCCTCTGGTACTTGTAACAGTAGCTTAGACTTCCTGTGTCTAGCAGCTTGCACGTTATTGAATGCGCCACGACCAGCAGTATTAAGACAACCCGCCTTACATCCTGCTAACCGTGCCATAGGACATAAGAAATCGTCAGGTAGTAGGTACATGATAGCGGTTAGGTATTCCGAACCATCGCCTTTAATTGTCTTAGCATTGTTGCCAACGCCTAATAATTTTAAACCGTTTACTATAGCCATTGTTTAAACTCCTGCTAAGATTGCTAGATAATGGTCCGCCACGAGGGCGAGTACGAATGTAGCGCCGCCCACAAGTATTGTTAAAAGCAATGTGTTAAAATCAAACATGATTATTCCTTAGTTGGTAGTGAGGGGTTAGAACGTTTAATCAGTATCATCCTCACCGCGTATTTAAGTTTGTTTTGAACGTTAGCTGGTAGTTTTTCAAACTCGGTTTTTAGTTCAGCGTTGCTTAGGCCATCAATTGAGTTGATGAAAGTAGCGACTTGTTTAATTTCATTTGATTTAGGCATTGTCTTCTCCTTAGTTGTGTTGCGGTGCAACATGGGTGAAACTGGTCTAGTGGTAGAGACACTATGCTCACAAGTTGAAACGTAAATCAAGAATTAATTTGATTAATTTACAACCTCACTTTGTAAACGTGGGAAGACTGATATTATTCCAAATTTTTTTTAATCATTTTGATAATCATACGGACATATTATAGCTATGCATTTAACGCATAAGTTATGCATTAGATATGCGTATGAATGTTAGTCTTCTGGGATTTTATATGGTGGATATTTATATATAAAGAAACAAGCATATAAATATATAAGTATATCCTTATATAAACTTTTCTTTATATAGTAGGGGAGGGGTATATACTCTTATTGAGCATATGGGTATACGGTGTTCACCCTTTGTTTACGTTTTGTTCTTTTCGCCCCCACTTACTAGGAACAAACAGTGAACATAACATGAACAAACCATGAACATAAACTAATTGATAGAACAAAACAAGAATATTTCAGGAACATATTGGCTATACCCCTGCAAAAAAATTTTGCTGCTTTGTTGTATATATATATGCCACTGACATATACAGACCAAAAATACAAGG